AAAACAACGAAAAATAAAAATCTTCCGAAATAAGGGATAGCGAAGAAAATCAAAGAAAAAAACAGGTGTATACGGGGGTTGGTTAGAGAAAAAAAACACAGCCGGGTTTCGTACCGCCTGCGCTTTCCTTTGTTTGAGACACACATGTACATCTAAATTCTTTACGCTTTTGCATATACAGGGGGCAGAACCCCGTATATATACGAATGCATAATGGCTCCCTTTACTACCCACAAAGAAGGCATAAACCCTCAAAGGCTATATAAGTACGTCCGGCTTCTCTTTCCTCCCACCGAAGCAGGAGAAAAGCACTCCCCAGGTTCCTTATATTTTCTGCCGCTTGGATATTTCCATCGACAGGGACGGTAACTCGCCCCGATTACATAAAAGTATACTATACCCAAAGACAAAAAGCAACCGCCCGCAAGAAAGGAGGTAATGCGAGCGGTTTATTGTAACCATTTGGAAATATGCTTTGTTTATGATTTTATATTATCATATTTTCCCTTATATGTCAAACGATTCGTTAAATATATTATAGGTTTTTGCCTATAATAACCCCAAAAGAAGTACCCTGCTCTTCTACTGGAACACCCCCTCCCAGTACGAGAACCAAAACACACGGGAAATGAGGGATAACGAAAGAAAAACTCCACAAAAAAAAGAACAAAACGCCCAAAGGAGATAATTGCGATTTTTCGCAATTCGCTTAACAACTTTCGGGCAATAACTACGCCTACAAGTTCGCAGAAGTTGTTCCGCAAGCCGAGCTAATCCAAACCTCAAAAAACAAAACACTTCCGAAATGAGGGATAATACAAAAAAAACGGACACTCCCACCGCTCCAAAATAAGGGACGAAAAAAAGAGGGCGGAAAGCTACACGCTTCCTTCCCTCTTCCTTTCTTGACGGTGGCTCCTTAGAGCTTTACCCAATCATTTCATGATACAAATAATCCATAACCCTAAGTTTTTTGAACAAAAACTTAGAAAACCCCAAAAACTCCTTTTTGCTGTGGACGTTATGAACCCCGGCTTTTTCAAAAGCCCTCCACATACATTCGCGAATTTCTTTTGTGTTTCCCTTCGCAGGCATATCGTAAGCCTCCCAATACTCCTTCGCAGTCGAATAATAATCTTCGTAGTCGTATTCGGACAGAAGGACAGACATTTGTTCTTCTGTGTTTTTAATGAGTTTATGAATTGCCTCAGCAATTTGAACTTCGCTCATCAATGGCGCGTTTTTCGCAATTTCTTCTGCTGATAGCATAGTTGACCTCCATTCTTATATGTATTTCCCTAACGATTCACAATCTCATGCTAATCCAAAAAATCATCGATTCATTGGATTTTTCCAACCCATTCGTCTCTTTTCATTCAAATCTTTATTATATGGACATTCTGGAATTTTGCATTCACCGCACCATCCAATATCACTTGCAGATTCACGGTCATATGCTTCATCATAATCACAAAGTTCGTGATCTATATTTTTTGGTTTTCTGCTCATAATAATAACCATACCTCCGATCAATTATCGTGTTCATATGGATAAAGTTTTTCGACGAGGTGATTTATAATCGCGTGTAGTTCGTTCGTGGTTGGTTCACGTCTTGCAAGAATTTCGTACTCTTCGTTGCTGCACGCCTCTCCGTAGGCATTTAACCCGGTAAGACAAGGGGAAATATCCGATTTCTTCTCGGAAGAAGAATCTCCTCTTAATATTTTTTCTACCCGGTCAGCAAATTCCGATGTTGTGCATGCTGGATAACCGCACAGGGCGTCCATTACAATTTTGATCTCTGATTCCGTTAGCATATTATTCGCTCTCCTTTTTGCGTTCTCTTCCTGTTTTGCAAACGAGACAAAGATTTATGCAATCTTCTTCATCCCGCGCCCGGTCGGAAGATTCCGTTTTTACCGGTCAGTAACTTCCATTACGCCGTCAGTTCTTTCGTAAATTAAAGAACAATATTTTTTATCTGTGTAATGAAATAAATGCTTATATTTCATATATTCAATATTTCTAATCACATCCAAAAATGTAACATCATCAGTTATTTCAAACAAATAAATAATATCTTTTTCCCTTGGTTGATCTACAAACCAGTTCCATGCCCCATCTCTTTTTGCTAATAAGTTACTGTCCCAATATTCACTAAATTCCCTGCTAATATCAGGCGACAATGAATACATCTGATATTTCCCGTTTAACAATTTGTACAAATATATACATCCATCTCTTGTTACTGCAATGTTATTATCCTTGATTTTAACGCTTGTTTTCACAGATTCGCTCATAACATAATTCCCCTCCTGTTCATTCAGGCTTATTTGCCCTGTTGATTTATAAGATTCCAGAGATCATCCACTCCATACACAGACACGTCGTATAAGTCCTCAATAAAATTCAGTATGCAAGAGACGTCATAAGAAATATCTGTTTTTTTTCTCTCGCGAAGAAGACTTAATGCCTGATCTAAATTACGTTCTCTCCGTAATAGAATTTTTTGTCTTTCTGCCTTTTCCATAAATTTCCACCCCTTCATGCAGGCATTTTAACATCAAACGCCCATTCCGGAAAACCGCCAGAAGTAGTCCGTTCTCCGGTATCCTCGTCGCACTCCTCCGAAAAATTCACACACTCGTCCAAAACTTCTCCGTCGTTGTAGGCATAATGCTCTGAAAAACCACACCCGGATTCCTCGGAATAAACCTCCATATTGACGTGATATTCTTCGCAGGCTTCAAAAAGGGTTATAAACTCCTTTGATGTATCAAGGTCGCCCCAACATCCTTCCCCGGTTTCTTTTTGTCTGCGCATGGATAACGAATTGTCGATAAGGGCGGATTGAATACTCCATTTACAACATCCCTCAATTTCTACCTCGTTATCCGACAGAAAATCAATATCCGCTTGCGCCCCTCTACCCATCCAGATATTCCCGGCTTGGGTAAGAGCTGACGTAAACTTGGAAATATTCAATTTATCCCCTTTTACTCTCATTCTAAAACAACAAATATTTGCCATTTTTTTATCCCTCCTTTTTGCAACTCGCAATATCTCCATTTTCAGAAAATAGAATAGAAAACATTTTGCAATATTCTTCCACCATATCTTCAGGACACTCAAAGTCCTCAATATCTCTTGCCCCAAAGGACAACGCCAGCTCTCGGACTTGTTCTCTGGCGTTGTCCTTTGCTTTAAGTTCGGGAGAAAGATGTGCTTTCCCGTCCGCTATTTCTACCAAATAATCCCAAGTGTATAACATTCTAAAACTTCTCCTTTTCTTTGTTTTCTCCAATTTGTACTATCAAAAAGTTCCATTCGGGCTTAGAAAACCACTACGGCTCTCTTTGATTTTTCCTCTGGAACACGAATAATACTCAAAAAAAGGAGCATCTTCGGAATGAAGTTCCATACTGACACGATATTTTTTGCATGCATCAAAAAGAGTTATAGATTCCTTGGGTGCGTCAAGACTGCTCCGATATTTAGCTTCTGCGATAAGATCGTTATGAATATTATCTTTGCAAATTCCCGTGATCAGAGCCTCTCTCTTGGAGAGGTAACAAATATCTGCTTCTGCCCCTCGTCCCATCCGGACATCCCCTTCGTGAGTGAGAGCCGAAAAGAACTTAGAAATATTCTTTTTAGTCCCTTTGATTTTTATTGTAAATGACGCCATATGCGTATCCCTCCTTTGCTTCGTGTTTCTCTCTTAACTATGACATTATTATACCACGGAAAACCGTGTTCAACAAGCGATTCGCCAAAGAAATTATAAGTTTTTGCCTATAATATAACCAAGAGGAGTGACAACTCCGTCTTCGGGAAACCGGGAGAAACAGGAGAAAACAATACGCGCGGGAAACGAGGGATAATGAGAAAAACAGCCTCCAAAGAAAAAGCCCGGAAAAGAACCGGAATGATACCTGCACTACCGTTAGGCGATCTTTCTCCGAAGGAAAACCAAGACGCATGGAAAATAAGGAATAACAAAAAACTGCCTGATGCAGCCTTTCGGAGTTACAACTTCGTTCGGAGGAACAAAACCCGTAAGAACCAGACTGCAGGTACGCTGCAGCAGGGGAAAACACATGGTTCAAGATTGTTCCGGAATAAGGGATAATGCAGGATATTCAGAGGGTTTCTGAAAACGCCGCAAAATATCTCGAATTGGAGATACAAAAATGCTTGAGAAATGTATTGCGCCAGGACCGTCCTAAAAGATACCGGAAAATCGGCGAAACAAAATTGTTCCGAAATGAGGGATAAAGTTTTTTTTAACCATATTAGCGAACTTGGGGAAGGGATTATAATTTACCATTTAATTTTGATTATCTTCTGGCTTTTCGCATTGCTCAAACTCAATAACCCAGACCCAAGGGTTTGCATCCCATCCGTAGAAATCAAGATTGGATTTCTTGATGGTACTGTTCCAAATTCCGATAAATGATGTGATTATTGCGTTTTCCTCAATTTCTCCATTTAATCGTATATACTTATCCACGCCTTCCGCTAAAGCATTTTCGACAGTTATCTCCTGCAGCCGTTCCACCCTCACATTCGTTACCTTAAGCCAGATACGGGCGGCTTCTTTTGGCATATGGATAGAGGGTTTCCAAAGTAAATCTTTTGACATCCATGATTTACCATCTGCCTTGTACCAAAAGGTGTGAGCTGCCGCCTGAATAAACGTTTCCCGGACATACAGAATATCTCCCGGCTGATATGGTTTTTTATATGACGTCATTATCAGTTCTATATCTGTCATATCACAGTATGGTTTGAACATGAATTTCTTTTCTTTCAGAAATTCTTCTGGTACTCCGTTTTTACATTTATCCGGCAATAGCCCTACAAGTTGTTGTGGTTTAACAATTCTTCTCGTGCAACTTTTTCTCCCATCCAGAATTGCCTTTACCATATCCGTATTAAACAATATTGGTTTCATACTCATTCCCCTTTCTCCAACTCCTTATTGTCAAATATGTTGCCGATAACCTCATAGTCAACAGCTTTTCTATATTCTTTAAAATCATTGGTTTTCCAATCACAAATCATTGGTTCCCATTTTCCCATTGGAATATTATGTGAATTATTTAGCACAACGTCAAATCTTGCACAAGGTGCATTCCATTTAACAACAAAATAATTTCCGTTGTGCAAAATATCATTCTCCCAAATCATATTGCCGTTCTTGTCTTTTAAGCCTGTGCATTGGCAGATTGTGGATGGATCAATCTCGTATTCGACATAATCCGCTCTTTCAGTTTCAAATTGAAAAATAGTATATTTCCCAACATCACATCGAAGACTTCCATGAACCCACACGCCATCTTCAAGCCCATTGTTGTATATTCCAACGATTTGTGCGGTTTTTGCTTTGAATAAATATCTATCTTCCATGTTCTCTCCTATTCTGCTTCTGACTGAAGCCATTCTTTCCAGCATTTAGAACATTCCGTTTTTTCACAGCAACAATCGCACGGAATGTCCGCATACTGTGAGGAAATACCATCTTCTCCGACAATATCTAAAAACTCTGCTAACTCTTCATCCGACATATTCCTTATTCTGTCGGCTTTGGTCTGTGACTTTGCTTTTCCAATATCACTCATATTCTCCACCTCTCAATTCTTCAAAATAGAATTTCACATCGTCCGACATATGCTTCACGATTCCAAACCGCTCCGCCACTTGATATGGTATGCTATCACGCATAAGTCTTTTGTGTATTTCAGACAAGTAATTTCTAAATCCCTCAATATCTAAAGTGGCTTTATAGTGATTACAGCTCCTACAAGCAGGCATATAATTTGAAACGTCGTCTGATCCGCCTATCCTAAGCGGCTTTGCGTGATCTATCTGCATATCTTTTAAATCAATTTGTCTGCCACAATAAGCACAATGTCCGTTATACATGAGATATACAGTTGTTCTTGTGCTTTTGGATATTGCTTTTCTTTTATTCATTGTTACACCTCAATTCTTTCAGTTTTGCTTCGGCTTCGGATTCTCGAGATTAAGATATTCCGGCTTCAACATTACGATTGCTCCGTATCCGTGAAATACCAGCCCAAAGGCTAAATCCTGCGCGTAGGATTTTGAAAATACCTGCGCCTTTTTCCCCGGCTCCCACGTTGCTATTTTAGTTTCGCTAGATACTCCGGTAACAAATTCTACCTCGGTTCTGTTCTCTCGCGAGAACAATATTCCAACCACATATTCCTGTGTTTTTGCCATGCTATTTTCCTCCTTGCCGATTGTAAAGAGATAACGAATACTCATTTTCCACAATGAAATTTATCGCTTCTCCATTATCATCAAACCATGCTTTCCCATATTTTTCTATCAATTCCAGCTTTAACAAATCCTCTGTTTCGTACAGTTCTTTTCCTTCGTCAATGCGTTTCCGAACCGATTTAACAACATCGTCGATAGCAGCTTTATTTCCTTGGATTCTTACAAGCCCGCTGAGAATCGTGCCTTTTTGTACTCTGTCCGAATCAGTGAATGTATCTATTATGCTAGATGGCATATATATCACCCTTCCTCACGTAAATTGTTGACATATGAATTTGCTTCTTCCAACACATCTTCACGCATAGCATCATATGCATCTTCGAAAGACATATTTCCCATCGTATCATATAATATTCCAAAGTGATTGAATACAACAGTTTCATACTTTGCTATGCATCTGGGACACATATCAACATCCCGAAAAGAAGCGGCGGAACTTCTCCCCTCGCTATCAAAAACCCGACAAGGGATTTTTAATGTGGCTAACTCGCCAGCGTTGTCTACTTCCGTCCCACATATATCACATTTGTAAATCGTTTTTGTGGTAACCATATTAGTTTCCTCCTTTTCCACTAGCAACGAACAAACTTAAATTCTTTACTCAATTCTCTCAAAATACTCTTCAAAGTTCTCACGGGTCATATCAAGATAATCGTCGTCGTCTCCATCTTCCAAATACAATCGTATATCTGACTCTCCTATACAACCCTCTACATACTCGAATATATCCCCTCTGCGAATCATCATGTAATCTTCATATGGAATGCCGCCTTCTTCATACTTTGGAATATAAAATCCTTTAATGCATTTACACTTTTCTATTTTAATCACCCTTTTTCCCTTTGCTTCCTGAAGTTCCTCCAAGGTTCCGAGCTTTCGATACTCTAAGACCTCCTTGATCGCCCGGATTGCAATATTCTTCGCTTCCCGCTGCTTTTGGTATTCCCCGGGATACTCGATACTAAGCTCCTTAATTGCTCCGTATTCAGTCAAGGTAAAACCCTCCTTTCTCCTTCTTTTCTAACTGTCATTATTATACCACGGAAATCCGTGTTGCACAAGCGATCTGTATAAAAAATATAGGCTTTTGCCTATAATATAGCTCGGTTGATACACCTCAGAGGAGCGACGACTCCGCCTTCAAGAAATAAGAGGAAAACAGGAAAACAAGATTCTTCCGAAATAAGGGATGACACCCCCCCTCTAAGACCAAACAGCCCAGCAACAAAAATGGGGAAATGTTTGCTAAAAAGAGATCCGGAAACAAGCAGAAAACAAAATTCTTCCGAAATAAGAAATAACGAAAAAGAACCGGGAAAAATCCCGGTTCCTGCTATCCTTTAGATATGACAATCAAGGACGGTTACCGAAGCCCCCTGTCCGTCGAGCTTCTTTACATAGTCTTTAAACTGCTTTTCCCACTTATCAGCATCCTGTTCGTTTGCCACGGCTCCAAACCATCCCATCTGCCCGTTCTCAAACCAAATTCCCGAAGGAGTGACATACGCAAACGGAATAGGCGACTTTTCGAAATCAATCGCTCCGACAGGAGCTGAATTTACATAAAGACCATTCTTTCCACAGAGTACATTCTTCCATCTTCCACCCTCTGTATACCAATCCCACTTGGAATAAGGATTATAAGAGGTATAAAGATTCCCTTCCTCGTCGATCATATCCTCGTCGAAGCGTTCCTTCATTTCTTCATAACACTCCTCGTCCGTATAGGCGAGCTTTTTCGGAAACTCATTTTTGACATAATTAACATGAGCCTCATTCTGACTTTCCTCTGCATAGCCCTCCGGATCAGCCAAGTACCGGGCGTAAACTGTATTCTCGTACTGCTTAATCTCCTCGCGGATTTGAGCGACAGCCTGCTCCTTTGTGTACTCTACATGCGGAGCGCAAGGAAGCCCCTCGGAATAAGGAGCCATAATCTCCTCAATATCCATTCCATCCTCCTTCGTAAAAACATAAACACAAAAATGCGACATACTCAATTCCTCCTTATTTCGTTTTCTTTATTATGATATTATTATACCACGGAAATCCGTGTTATACAAGCGATCTGTATAAAAATATAGGTTTTTGCCTATAATATAAACAAAAAAAAACAGCGAAATTCCGAACAGGTTATCCATGATCACGAATTTGAAAACAACGAAAAATAAAAATCTTCCGAAATAAGGGATAGCGAAGAAAATCAAAGAAAAAAACAGGTGTATACGGGGGTTGGTTAGAGAAAAAAAACACAGCCGGGTTTCGTACCGCCTGCGC